CATCACGAAAGACGGCAAGCCTGTTCCTGTTGAGGAGATCATCAAGTTCTCCAACAAGTTTCAGAAGGACATTGGGCTGCTCAGTCAGACTCGCGGTGGTGAAACAATTCCCGAAAAGAAACCAACACAGAAGGAATGGGCTATGGGCAAGTTTGGAAGCAAGCGCACACAGAATCTTGTTGAGTCCCTGAACGAAGCCGCAAAGCAGAAGTTCAAGAAGCCCAAGATTGAAATGGATCAGCCCAACACATTCGGTGTGGGGGCACAGGTGTCTCGCAAGACAAGCGTAGCGGACAAGCGTGGCATCAAGCCTGTTAGCCTTGCTGCACAGGTGACACGGGACGCTCGGGCTGCAAACGCGGTGGCACGAAATGAGAAGACCGCAGCAGACCTGATGAAGACCATTGAGTCCAAGCCTGAAGGAACCACTATTGAAATCTACGGATCAAAGAACGGCAAGGAAACATCCGTAAAGGTGAAGAAGGTTCGCAAGATGGGAGATGTGGTGTATCTTGTAGGCAACTCGCCTGTTGAACTGCGTGTCGCAGGAACCGGACTCCAAGTCATTGACAAAAAGAGCCATCGGGTGTATCTTGATCGGGGCAACGACATGATTTGGGAGAGCGAAGACCTCACCGATGTGGGACGCGAAACTATCATGGAGTTTCGTCGTGGGCTTGACAGCCCATCAGACGAATTTGAAAGAAAGAAGCAAGTATACCTTCCATACGGAAGAAAACTCCGAGACTCTGATCTGAAAAAGGTCGGCACTCACACCAAAGCAAGAATGGAAATGGAAAAGCGGAACAAGGCAAAATGAAGCCATTCAAGGAACTACGCGACCACGCATTCTGCTCATTGCAGCGCATGATCTTTGATGAGTTTGACGCAGAACTCACCGAAGAAAAGATCGTGCTTGATATGCCTAACTTCTCCCACGAAGATGTGGTGGAGTATTTGGATGGTGAAGGCATTGAGTGGGAAGAGAAGGACGGCATCATCTACATTCTTGATCCTGTTGAGGAAGCAGACATTACCGTTGAAGTGGAAGAAGAAACCGAAGACCTTGATGAAGAGTTCTCGGTTGAGAGTGAAATGCTCAACGAAGTTGCAGCGAAGCGAAAGATCGTGGTTCGCAAGGGCAAGAAGCGCATCATCTTCAAGTGTGCGCCTGGTTTCAAGAAAAAGGGAGCCAGAACTTGTGTGAAGCGTCCCGCATCAAACTTGAGAAAGATGAAACTCACTGCCAAGCGTGCTGCTCGTAAGGCACGGGGCAAGAAGGCATCTGCAAGACGAAAGAGAAAACTGTCTCTGCGTAAGCGGCTCACATTCGGGCTGCGTCCGCGAAAGAAAAGGTAAATATGATTAAGCATGAGCCGACCGATTGTGGTGGATCGGTTACAGTGAATTCGCCGCAAGGCAACGCTACCGTCCACTACACACTTTCAAACGCAAACAATCCTCTGTCGTTGTCTGCTCATTGCACGGCAGGCAGCAGCACTCGCGTGGCAAGTGCAGTGGTTGAAAACCTTGCAGAACGATTTGCTCCATCGGTGCTGATCGTGGGCAGCACAAAGACCGATGTGCGATACACTCCGAAAATCGGCAGGATGTTCAGGTGTTGGAGCAGTGATCGGGAGAGTGTATACGCAGAGCAGTTCTCGTCACGAAACCTGTTCAACCGAGTGTGCAGTTTTTCTGAAGCCATGAGCAAGACGGACATTATTCGTGCGCGTGGTGAAGAATTGGACTTCTACTCGTATCACGCGGTGATGAGCGAGATTCGTTCCAATAAAAAGCCGTTTGAATTTTTGGCAATCAAAGAAGAGTGCGACTATACCCTGCGCGGAACCTCTGCTCGGTGCGTGGGAGAAATGATTGGTGCAGCACAGGACAGCCTTGATTCGCTCACGGTGCTGCGAGACTCGTTTGGCAGCGCACTGGAGCGGATTAAACAAAAACAGGACTCGGAACGGGGATACGACACCCGCTACGCATACATTCGGGAGTTTTGTGCTTGCATACTCCTGCCAGCGGTGGTAAAGTTGGGACAGAATCACCCGTTCACGCAGAGCGTGTTTTCCCGTTTCTCACGCGCAAGCAGTGAATATATTGATGTGTGTGAGGGCGTGATTGCTGAATATTTAGATAATAGCGGCAAAGCCCAAGACTAGCCGCCTACATAGGATAGGAGACACTTATGACAAACATGAGAAATTACCTTGCGTGGCTTCGGCAGAATCAGCAGAACAATCCCGAGTGGAAGGCTGCTAATGCTTGGCAGAACCGTAATCAGACTCCTGTGCAGCAGAAGCCACAGGAGGGGAGCGGACTGCCCGAGGGTGCCGAGGTTGTAGAAGAGCAACCCGAGGAATAAAATGAAATCATTTGTCCATGAATTTATTGATGTTGGCTGTGACATTGAAAGCATTGACACCCCGCAAGGGCGACGATACAAAACACCCGGTGGACTGTTGCCGTCCGTGACCACCGTGACGGGGTGGAAGAAGCGTGCATTTTTTGCAAAGTGGCGGCGTGAAAACCCTGAAGAATCCAAGAGAGTCCTGTCCCGTGGCACGAAACTACATTCGCTCATTGAAACCTATATCCGAAACGATCTTACGGAGGCTGCGCTATCACTATCGCAGCAGACTCAATCTGCTACGAGTGAGGTCAATCTTTTCACCGCCATGCAAGCAGACATTGACCGCATCGGCAAAGTATTCGCAATTGAAGTCCCGCTGTGGTCTAATACCGTGGGACTCGCTGGCAGAACTGACTGCATTGGAGAATTCGACGGCGTTCCATCGGTTATTGACTTCAAGTCATCCAACTATCCCAAGTCTGAAGATTCCATACAGGATTATTTCATGCAAGCCACGGCGTATTCGCTTATGTGGCAGGATAGAACGGGGCACCGACTGCGAAATATCGCTATTTTAATCGGTGTGGAAGACGGTGGCTGTCAGGTGTTTACAGCCGACCCGATGGAATATGTGGAGCAATTGGTGGAAACTATTCGCCAATACCGCGAGGAGCAGGGTTCCTACGCATCCTAAATATGGAAAGCGGAGGACACCTTGATAGGCTTTACCAAACACCTTACGGAATCCGTAAAAAAGTCAAGTGGCAAGAATGTCCACTTGGAACACCTAGAGGATGAAATCCTCAACGGTGGCTACGCTGGCTTTCAGCGTGCTGTGGCTTCTGTGCGGGGTGTAATGGAAACACTGTCCGCAAACGAACCCAACTCTTATGACATCACGGTGAAGTGGGACGGTGCCCCTGCGGTGTTTGCTGGCATTGACCCAAGCAACGGCAAATTTTTTGTTGCTACAAAGTCCCTGTTCAATGTGACCCCCAAAGTAAACTACACCGATGCAGACATTGATGCGAATCACCCTGCGCCTGGTCTGAACTCCAAACTCAAACTCGCACTGAAGCACCTGTCCAAGTTGGGAATACGGGGCGTGTTGCAGGGCGACCTGCTGTTCGATCAGGACACTCTGCAACGGGAATCCATTGACGGCAAGGGGTATCTCACATTCCGCCCGAACACCATCACATATGCGGTTGATCCCAAGAGTGCGCTCGGCAAACGGATGAGCGCAGCAAAGATAGGCGTGGTGTTCCACACTGCATACGAAGGCGACTCCATACAGACTCTGCAAGCACGGTTCAATCCTGATCTATCAGGACTGAAGAAGCCCCGTGATGTATGGTATGACAACGCAACCCTGCGATTCGCAAACGGCAGCGGACTGTTCACTGCTGCGGAAACGCAAGGAGTGCAGAGAAGGATTGCCGTAGTGATGCGAACCGCTTTGGGATTACGCAAGACTCTCACTGCCATCGCTGCTAATCAGGGAGTCCGTGACGGCATGAAGCAATACATCAACAGCCTTGTGATGAGCGGAAAGAGCAGCGCAAATGCCGATGTGAACGATATGCTTGTGTTCCTGCAACGAAAAGCACAGGCAGGACGCAAACGCCCAAGCACTGCTCCCACGCCCACGATGGTGTGGATCAAGACCAATCGCAACCAAGTCGCTCAGGTTTTCTCCCTACATAATTCGCTGACCCAACTGAAGATGATGGTTCTTCAGAAGTTGGGGTCGCTGAAGGGTGAAGTGGGAACTTTCATTCGGGACGGCAAAGGCTATCGCGTCACATCTCCCGAAGGATATGTGGCAATAGACCGCATGAGCAATAGTGCCGTCAAACTCGTAGACCGCCTTGACTTCTCGCAAGCCAATTTCACGGTGAGCAAGAACTGGGCAAAAGAGTAACGAGCAGTTGGTGTCAGGAGTGCATAGCGGGAGGTGATCCAAGTGGCTAAACAAGTTAGAGGCAAATCTAATTCTAGTTCCGGCAAGACCATCGTGGTCGCGTTCGGGCGCTTTCAGCCACCAACTTCTGGTCACCAACTGCTCGTTGACAAAGTGGTTCAGACTGCAAAACAGATGGGCGCAGATCACGCCATGTTCAGCAGCCGAACCAATGATCCCAAAAAGAATCCACTCACCCCTAAACAGAAGTTCAAGTATCTGAAGAAGTTCTTCCCGAAGGCAAACTTCCAAGACATTGAGAAGATTCGCACACCTGTAGATATGCTTTACTGGCTTGCGGAGAAGGGATACAGCCACATCGTCATGGTTGGCGGTCAGGATCGCAAGGGCGAATACGAAGCGTTCAAGAACTTTATGAAGCCCACGCAGAAAGAACCGCTGAAGATCAAGTCCCTGTCGGTGGTGAGCGCAGGTGATCGTGATCCCGATGCGGTGGGCGTTCAGGGCATGAGCGCGTCCAAACTCCGTGCAGCGGTGGCAGCAGGGGACATGAAGGGCTTCAAGAGCGGTATGCCAAGCACTGCCAACTCCGCAGATGTGGCAGCACTCTACCGAGACTTGGAGAAGGGAATGCGAACAGTGCGTAAGGAAGACATAGACTACACGGACATCTACGCCACCGCCGCCCTGCGCCTGATGGAGAGCGACAAATACAAGCGCCGACCACCCACACCAGGCGAGACAGGCGGCTTCTCCAAGCACAATAAAAAATTCCCGACTCCCCCGTGCAAAATTGACGAGGACTTGGACCGATGGTTCAAAGAGAAATGGGTGAACATTGGCGGCAAGAAAGACCCCAAGACAGGGCAGTATCCTCCCTGCGGTCGCCACGACACCTCCAAGGGCAAATATCCCAAATGCCGCCCGTCTACGCGGGTAAGCAGCAAAACCCCCGAAACAGCAGGGGAAATGACGGACAAAGAGAAGAAGAGAGCGGTAATTCAAAAAAGGCGGGTGGAACCGGAAACCGAGCGGAGCGGAAAAGGCAACGCTCCCCGCATGACCAGCCACCTGAAGAAAACTAAATAAAGGGACAACAGGAGACTCCTATGGAACCAATGGGCAAATCGTCTGCCATCACATCTAAATTGAACACGCTGCTACGCATGGGCTTGGTATCCAAGAACAATGTGCGCCGTGCCATGACCCTGTTTGCCGATCCCGAGAAGGCAATGAAGAATCCCGCGTATCGCCTCCTCATGCAGGAAATCCTAGTGGATGTGGTTGACCGTGTGTTGAACAACAAGATGCTGTATACGGCTCTACGCACCTCCCTGTCCAAGGAACCTGCCACCGTGATCGAAGGCGTGGAAAAGGAGCGCGAGAAGGTTCTCCTGAAGAGCGGACTTGTAAAGAAGAAGGATGTGCTTGCGGCTCGTCGTGCCCTTGAGTCTCCTGCCAAAGCCAAGACCATGAGCGCGTCCCGTGTGTATCGTGAAATGATGATTGACATGATGGACTCAATGGTAAAGAAGATCACTGGCTCGCCCACCCTGTTCAATGCGTTCAAGGCTACGCTGGGCAAGCAGGGCATGGAAGAGTCGTTTGAGGTTCCCACGCAGGAAGGGCTTGACCTCCTGTGGCTGTGTGAAGACGCACAGGCACTGATGGAAAAGAACAAGCCCACGAAGCCTGAACTGTGGTCACGCGCCAAAGCCAAAGCCCGTGCAAAGTTTGATGTGTATCCGTCTGCCTATGCCAACGGTTGGGCAGTAAAGTGGTACAACGAACAGGGCGGCGGATGGAAGAGCGTAAGCGAAGGTAAGACATTCTTCAATTTCGTGGACGAGTTAGATTCGGACACAACTTCAGAGTAAAAGGCAAAGCATATGAGCGAAAACAAGCGTTTCAAGTCGTTCCGTAACGAACTCACCGAGAGCGAATACAAGGAAGTCCTCACAGGCTATCCCAACCGTGGCATTGACACCGATGTTGGTCCTGTGAAGTTTGACCAGTCCATGCTGATGAAGGTAAATGCCGTTCTCAACGCGCTCAACCGCTATTCGTATCAGCACCCGAACGAGGCTTTCATCAAGATCAAGACTCGCCTCAATGTGTTTATGCTTGACTTCCCGTGGACTCCGTATCTGTGGAACAACGGCGGCGTGGGCAATGTGGCTCTCACAGTGACCCGCTACGGTCGCGTGGACGGCGTGGATGCCATCACTGGCGAGATTCGCGTGGACGGCAAGGCTAACAATCCTGACGGCTTCATGGAGTTCACCCTTTCCGTGCAGATGGAAGTGGGCGAGGACGGGCTGTATCGCATGACTGCCAAACTCATGCCCAAGGCTGATGTGCTGCCCGAGAGTGTTGAGCAGGTAGACGAATCAGGAAAACTGTACACCCATCTTCACCATCCCAAGGGTCCGGCGGTTGTGAACAAGAAGGGCAAGACCGTAAAGGTTCACAAAACAGAAACCGCTGCTCGCAAGCACGCAATGAAAGAAGAAGCCGAACCCATTGAAGAAATGCTCAAGGCAGGAGACAAGGTGAAAGTTCCTCACAAGGGCAAGATGGTGCGCGGAAAGATTGTTCGCCACGACAACGGTGGCAGCGGCAAGGCGCAGCAGCACGGCGGCGGCTATGTGGTTGATGTTGGCGAACACGGCAGCATCACCGTTCCCAGTCACAAGGTTGTGAGGGAAGCCGCCGAGCAGATTGATGAAGTATCGTTGGATATGGCTACCCGTGTTTATGCCGAACGGGAAAAGAGACAGCGAAAAATAAACAGGGAACGAGGATCAGGATCTCCCGAGGCTTCGGACAATTCAGCAAAAGCATTCAAGACATACAAGTATGTCAAGAAGCATTACGGGCAAAAAGGTTTAGATAAAGCATATAAGGCTGCTGTGAATGTAAAAGAAGCCGCCGAGCAGATTGACGAATTGAGCAAGAAGACGAAGGATGCATATGTTGCCAAGCGCGGTTCGCAATTGTCTTCCATGTTGAGCGGACACACCCGTGGCAAGCAACTCACTGGCAAGCAGCAAGCCAATGCCGTCAAGGGCATCAAGAAGGCTATGGGCGTGAAGGAAGAAGCGGAGCAGATTGACGAGTTGAGCGCAAAGACCAAACGCTCCTACTACGAAAAGTCCGTTCGCAGCAGCAACAAGATGCGAGATGAACTTGATGGTGTTCGTGACGAACAAGAACGCAAGGCACAGGATTTTGCCAGAAGTTCTGAAGGACAGATGGGATTAGAGGCTGCGCGAGCCAATGTCAGACACATAGACGGCGGTGAAAAGTTGGTTGCGCGAGAAGCAGAACTAAAGAAGAAGATAAAGCAGCGAGAGCGCGGACAGCAGCAAGCCAAGAAGACCGTAAAAGAAGGGTTGATTGGCGGTCAAAAGAAGTTGGATGTGAACAAGAA